GGCAGGCCGAACGCATTTCTGGTCTTATGACCTTAGTGCGGCAACGGATAGACTTCCTATTGCGTTACAGGTACTTGTCCTTGGTGCCTTCACCCTTGAGTCGTTTGCCAACACTTGGCGGGCTCTACTAACTGAACGTGAATACCGGACTCCAAAAGAGTTCGGTACCACTTTTGGTAAAGGTTCAACCTTTGTCAAATACAGCGTAGGGCAGCCAATGGGGGCTTACTCCTCTTGGGGAATGCTCGCATGGACCCATCATGCTATAGTCCAATTCGCCGCTTGGCGAGTGGGACATAGATCTTGGTTTACATGGTATGCGGTGCTCGGAGATGACATCGTGATCTGTGATCGCGATGTAGCATCCGAGTACGTACATCTGATGGATGAGTTTGGAGTTAAGATCGGCTTTCATAAGTCGATCATTTCTTCGAACTCTTCATTGGAGTTCGCTAAACGGTTTTACTATCGAGGGAAGGAGGTATCTCCTCTCTCTCTTGCTGGTATCTCCGTTGGGTGGCTTGGACCAGGGTTTGTACCCGAAGTCCTCGCCGCTTGCGAAGCAAAACTTGGTATAGAGATTTCTCTGTATCAGGTGGCGCGGTACGTAGGTGTCGGATTCAAGGCGGCCTCGGCAGCATCCGCAAGGGTGCTGACAGGGCTTCCGCGGATCCTTTCATCCACGCTTTTACTTCTCCTTAGGCCAGGCGCTCCGAGAGGAGCGGCTTCACTTTTGGACTGGTACCTAGCTGTCATTATGACAGGTAAGTCCCAAGCCAAGGTGAAGGTGAGTGATGAAGAAAAAATCTTCACACTCATCTGGTCTGAGGTGGTGGACTCTGTCTTGGGCCCGGCACTCAAAAGAGTTCGAAGCGTTGTAGACAATCTTTTCATTCCCAATAATGGGAAGGAAAGTCTGCCTCGCCAAGGACATCCTATGGGTGACGCGTTCACTGCAGAGTACACGAGATGGTTTAAAGCTGTCGTAAAACCTCGATTTATTTCGAAGTTTACTTCAGCAATAGACCACTCAGGTGAGATACTGCGTGAGGCCAAGAAGATATGGGATCGAGAGCGAGATCTTCCGAAATCGCTTTGTCTCATCGAATCTTGTTTATCCATCCTAGCGTTAGTGCCGACACGGATCAACCTTGTTCGACGCGAAACAGAAGAGACTGAAATCTCCAATGTTGACGTGTTACAGGTGTTGATACCGCGTTCGGTAAAACGCTGGAGACGGGTTTCAAAATTCGTGGAGCGAAAAGCTCCAGCTAGGATCGTTCGACGGAAACGGTCATCAAAAGAAGCTTTTATGGCTTCTTCGGTGAAACGTCTGTCACGATTCTAGTATGAGTTCGATCTCATCTATAAGTCCAACCACACTCTACCCTTGGAAAAGGTAGTTTCAGGGATGTCCACTTAACTCTATGGATCAACGTTCGAAACGTTGATGTCATAGAATCAAATAGATAACGCGTCTTAAGCGACACGTGGTCCGGG